TTAATTATTAACATGCCACCCCGACATACTAAGTCAGAGTTTGCTTCTTACTTGTTGCCAGCATGGTTTTTAGGTAAGTTTCCCAACAAAAAGATCATCCAATGTTCTAACACAGCAGAACTTGCGGTGGGGTTTGGACGAAAGGTGCGTAACTTAGTTGATAGCGAGATTTATTCAAAGATATTTCCGAATGTTGGTCTTAGAGCGGATAGTAAGGCTGCTGGCCGCTGGTCTACTAATGGCAATGGGGAGTATTTTGCTATTGGTGTTGGCGGTACCGTTACTGGTAAAGGTGCAGATTTGCTCATTATTGACGACCCGCACTCAGAACAGGAAGCAAAACTAGCTTCAGCAGACCCATCTGTGTTTGATAACGTGTACGAATGGTATACTTCTGGTCCTAGACAACGGCTTCAGCCTGGCGGATCCATTGTAATTGTGATGACACGTTGGGCTAAACGTGATTTAACGGGTAAAATCCTTCAAGCAATGGTAGATCGTGATGGGGATGAATGGGAAATTATTGAATTACCTGCAATTATGCCTAGTGAAAAACCATTATGGCCTGAATTTTGGTCATATGAGGAGTTAGACAAGCTAAGAACTGAATTGCCGCTGTCAAAATGGCAGGCTCAGTACCAACAAAACCCAACTTCTGAAGAAGGTGCGATTGTTAAACGTGAATGGTGGCAAGTTTGGGAGGGAGATCGTCCTCCGCCTTGTCATTTCATCATACAATCATGGGATACGGCCTTTACCAAGAATGAACGTTCAGATTATTCCGCATGCACTACATGGGGCGTTTTTTATAAAGACGAAAATGAGGCTGATCCCCATATTATTTTGTTGGATGCCCTTAAAGAACGCATGGAATTTCCTGAACTTAAGCAAAGAGCCTTAGAAATGTACAAAGATTGGGAACCAGATGCTTTTATTGTGGAAGCCAAAGCATCGGGCGCCCCCCTTGTCTTTGAGTTAAGACGTATGGGAATACCAGTTCAAGAGTTTACCCCTGTGCGAGGCAACGATAAGATTACTAGATTGAATGCGGTAAGTGATTTGTTCGCATCAGGGAAGGTGTGGGCGCCACGTAAAAGATGGGCTGAGGAAGTGGTTGAAGAAGTGGCAGCTTTTCCTAATTCAGACCATGATGACTTGGTTGACTCAACAACACAAGCTTTATTGCGCTTTAGACGGGGCGGGTTTATATCATTAGGATCAGATGAACAAGACGATCCTATTGAATTCAAACGCAAACGAGCATATTACTAGGAAAACAAATTCATATAATGTATTATTTCACACTAGTCAATACCTATATTAAGGACTAACATGCCTCAACCAACCAAAGCCCAATTAGCCAAGATTGCAGCAGATTACCGTAGAGAAATGGTAGAACTTGCCCGCAAAGCACCAGACCAAGTGTTAATTGGGTACCGTGCTGACCCTAAAAGCCCTACTGGGATAGAGTCTATGCCAACTTATTTTCATAAACAATCTGTCATTGACACGGCTAATGCTATGCGCAACATACAAGATATTGGTGGGAAAACATTATCCCCGCAAGATTATACTAATTTGTTGTTACATGAAGGCCGTTCAGATGCTGGCTTTAATGCATTAGATAAAAACAATAAAGAAGCTAATTATTTTGCAAGACAGTTATATGACATGGGGCATGAAGATAGGCCAGCAGATACGGCAGCAGCCATCCATCAAAAAATACAAGAATCAAATCGGTTAAAAATTCCTTTTGGTGAAGCTTGGAATGGAACAGGAAAAAGCCATGTTGGGTCTGGTAAAGAATATGCACAAAAATTAGAAGAAACTAAACCAGTAGTAATGCATCCAGCAAATCAAAATTTGCTTGATACAGTTCAAAATATTTTGCGACCTAGCGAGTGGAATAATTTAGATCCAACGCCTGTTCCTGATATGAAATTTAATCAAGGCGGTATTGCAATGCCATCTGACTACACAGCAGGTTCATGGAAATTAATTTAAGGAATAACAATGTCAATTGAAAAAGCACTTTATGCAGTACCGCAAGGTTTGCCAGGAATGGACAATCAACATCAGATTGAAATTCAAATAGAAGACCCAGAAGCAGTTAACATGAATATAGATGGCATGGAAGTGGACTTAAGCCCACATCCTGATACTGGCGGTGAAAGCTTTGATGCTAATTTAGCAGAGTTTATTCCAGACAGTCAATTGTCTAGCCTAGCTGCAGATTTAATTGAAGATTTTGAAAATGACATTGCATCCCGTAAAGAATGGATCCAGACTTATGTGGATGGCCTTGAATTGCTTGGACTTAAAATTGAAGAACGTTCTGAACCATGGGAAGGCGCATGTGGTGTATATCACCCTGTACTAGCTGAGGCTGTGGTTAAGTTTCAAGCTGAAACTATGCAGTCTACATTCCCAGCATCTGGCCCTTGTAAGGGAGAGATTATTGGTAAAGAAACACAAGACAACAAAGAAGCAATGGAGCGTGTTGTAGATGACATGAACTATGAGCTAACGGACCGTATGATTGAATACCGCCCAGAACATGAGCGTATGCTATGGGGTACGGGGTTGTCAGGCAACGGCTTTAAAAAGATTTATGTAGATCCTCGCCTTGATCGTCAAACAGCAATGTACGTTACAGCTGATGATTTGGTTGTTCCTTATGGGGCATCTAGCCTAGAATCTGCAGAACGTATTACCCATGTAATGCGTAAGACTGAAAATGAAATGATCTCTTTGCAGATGGCTGGATTTTATCGTGACATTGATCTTGGCACCCCATCTACTACTTTAGATGAAGTTGAGAAAAAAATTGCTGAAAAACTGGGCTTCCGTGCTACTACAGATGACAGATTTAAAATATTGGAAATGCATGTAGACATAGATCTTCCTGGTTATGAACATGTGGATAAGAAAGGCAATGAAACTGGCCTTGCTCTTCCATACGTGGTAACGATTGAAAAAGGCACAATGAATGTTTTGGCTATTCGCAGGAACTGGGAACCAGAAGACAAGAAACGCCATAAACGTCAACACTTTGTTAAGTATGGTTATATTCCAGGTTTTGGTTTCTATGACTTTGGGTTAATTCATATTCTTGGAGCATATGCTAAAGCTGGCACATCTATCCTACGTCAATTGGTAGATGCTGGCTCATTAGCAAACTTACCTGGCGGCTTTAAAACTCGTGGCCTTCGTGTCAAAGGAGATGATACTCCTATTGCTCCAGGTGAGTTCCGTGACGTAGATGTTCCTTCTGGCGCTATGCGTGACAACATTATGCCTTTGCCATATAAAGAGCCTAGCCAAACTTTGGCTGCTCTTATGGACAAGATTATTGATGAAGCTAGACGATTTGCTTCTGCTGGAGATTTGCAAGCATCTGACATGTCTGCCAATGCTCCTGTAGGTACTACGCTTGCAATCTTGGAACGCCAATTGAAAGTAATCTCTTCAATTCAAGCACGTATCCATTATTCAATGAAGCAAGAGTTTAAGTTGTTAAAGAAGATTATTGCTGACTATGCGCCATCTGAATACAACTATGATCCTTCAACAGGAACACGTAAAGCTCGTAAATCAGATTACTCAATGGTTAACATCATTCCAGTATCTGATCCTAACGCTTCTACAATGTCACAAAAAGTTGTTCAATATCAAGCAGTTTTACAGCTTTCTCAAACAGCTCCTCAGCTTTACAATTTGCCATATCTACATCGTCAAATGCTGGAAGCCTTTGGCATTAAGAATGCAGACAAACTTGTGTCATTGCCTGAAGATATGAAGCCAGTAGATCCTGTAACTGAAAACACTAATGCTTTGGGTGGCAAACCTCTTAAAGCATTTCCATCACAAGACCATGAATCACATATTAAGATTCATATGTCTGCTATTAATGACCCTAAGATTAAACAGATTATTGGTCAAAACCCAGCAGCTCCTTCTATTATGGCTGCAATGCAAGCACATATTACTGAGCATTTAGGGCTGGAATACAAACGTCAAATGGAACAATCAATGGGTATGATGATTCCTGAGTTTGGTGATGACTATAAGATGGATCCAATGATGGAAGCGCATATTTCTCAATTGGCTGTTCCAGCTGCACAAAACTTGTTAAACCAAAACAAAACTGAAATGGCGGCTAAACAAGCTCAACAAGCAGCACAAGATCCAATTATCCAAATGCAAATGCAAGAGCTTAAACTTAAACAACAGGAAGTTGATCTTAAAATGCGTAAGATGCAAATTGATGCAGCCGCTAAAGCCGATCAATTGGAAATTGAAAAACAACGTATTTCAACTCAAAAAGAAATTGCTGGCATGCAAGTTGGCGCTAAGTTGTCGTCTGAGAAAAACGTGATGGAGTCTAAAGAACGTATTGAAGGCATGCGACTAGGCAATGATGTTGGTAAAGCTAAAGCTCAAATTAATCAACAATCTCAAGCAACAAAACTAAAAGCTTCATTAGAAGCAAGCAAACATCTAACAGATCTTCAATTGCAACGTGATCAAAATGCGCAAAACGCAGAACATCAAACAAAAATGTTAGATAAACAATTTCAACAACCTTCAAAAAAGGAAACTAAATGATAGACCAAAATCTAGAATACCTTCTTACTGAGTTCAGAGATCGTATCCAAATGCTACACGAAGCAGCTGGAAACGGACAATGCGCAAGTTATGAGGAGTATAAGTACACATGTGGCCAAGTTCGAGGTCTCGAAGCTGCATGCATGATTATTACAGACCTTGCAAATAGAATGGAGAAATCTGATGACTAAACTCATACTGCCAGAATCAAACCCTGGTGAATTGTATGAAATATCAACTGCTGAAACTAGTCCACAAAAAGACGAAGCTAACGCAACACAACTTCCAGAACCAACTGGGTATCGTATTTTATGTGCAGTACCAGAGGTTGAAAAGGAATATGAGTCAGGAATTATTAAACCTGATTCACATATAAGACATGAAGAACTTTTATCTACAGTATTTTTTGTAGTTAAACTTGGACCAGATTGCTATAAGGATACAACACGTTTTCCTAATGGCGCATGGTGCAAGGAAGGCGATTTTATCTTAGCCCGTCCAAACACAGGCACACGACTAAAAATACATGGCCGTGAATTCCGCATTATTAACGATGATTCTGTTGAGGGTATTGTTCAAGATCCTCGTGGCATTAGCAGAGCATAGGAGAACAACATGGCTGAAAATGATTATAAATTTCCTGATGAAATGGATGCAGATCCAGTTGAGGAACAAATTGAAATTGAAATTGAAGATGATCGTCCTATAGAAGATCAAAGAAATGCTACTCCGCTTCCAGAAGAGATTGTTAAAGACATTGAAGATGATGACTTAGAATCTTATTCTAAAGAAGCCAAGCAACGATTGTTGCAAATGAAGAAGCTTATTAATGATGAACGTAGAGCAAAAGAACAAGCTTATCGTGAACAAGAAGAAGCTGTTCGTGTTGCACAATCATTGATGGAACGCACTAAAGAGTTACAACGCAATTTATCCCAAGGTGAAAAAACATTAGTTCATAATATTGTTGATAGCACAACTCGTGAAATTGAAGCTGCAAAACGTGCATATAAAGAAGCTTATGACTCTGGAGATTCTGATTTATTAGTGGAAGCACAAGCAAATTTAACAGCTGCACAATATAAAGCTGCACAAATTTCACAATATCGACCACAATATGATGAAAACTCTTTACAGCAATGGGAAAATAATGTACAAATACAAAAACCTCAACCACAACCTCAACGTTTGGACCCAAAAACCCAAGCGTGGCTAGATAAAAATAGCTGGTATGGCACAGACGAGGATATGAGTTTTCTCGCTATGGGTGTTCATAGACGTCTAGAAAAAGAAGGAGTCCCACCAGGCTCTGAACATTACTGGAACGTTATTGATACCGAAGTGCGAAAAAGATTCCCAGATAGATTTTCTGGCGAAGCAGAGACCAAAGACTCGGCACAAAAACGATCCAACACGGTAGTAGCGCCTGCTACTCGGTCCACATCCTCCAAAAAGATTAAACTGACGCAGACACAAGTAGCTTTGGCTAAAAAGTTTAAACTAACCCCAGAGCAATACGCTATGGAATTAACAAAAATACAGGAGTCACAAAATGGCTGATACAAGAATTCCCCGTGAAGTAAGCAACCGTCAACAAGATGAACGTCCAAAAGCTTGGACCCCTCCAGAATTGTTGCCAGAACCAGATAAACAGGCTGGTTACGCTTATCGTTGGATTAGAACTTCAATGATGAATGCTGCAGATCCTAGAAATGTCTCATCTAAATTGAGAGAAGGCTGGGAACCAGTAACCATTGAAGAGCAACCGAAATTTAGACTGTTAGCTGATCCAGATAGCCG